CAGGGCTATGTCGTGGTCACCGTGGCGGCGTTTGCCCTTTTCGCCCTCGCGGGTGGGGGGCACGCGCGGGATGCCCCGGATCACCTTGACGGTGCGCAGGTCGGCCAGATGTTCGACGTCCCTGATCAGCGCCAGGCTGTCATCCTCGAATGCGGCCTTCAGGGGTGGCATGTTGATGCGGTACCATTCCTCGGTGAACTTCACCGCCATCACGATGCCCGACCCCTGCGGGTCTTCGCGCATCCCGAACTGGCGACCCATGTCCTCGGCCACGGTCCAGCCCATCCCGGTGGCGTCGAACGCGGCCCCGACCAGCCGGGCGCGGACATGCCGCAGCAGCGACCCGACGATCAGCTTCTGCTCGTCCCCCGGCACATTGCGCAACTCGAAGGCCAGCGATTCGCGACGTTTGAGGCTGCGTTCAATGGCCAGTAAACACCCCGCTGAAAGGTCGGCTACGCGGGCAAAGTCGAACCCGAACGCATACTGCGCCGACAGATCGAGGCGGGCGACCTGATCGGCCATGTCCTTCAGGAACGGGGCCATCAGCATCGCCTGTTCCAGCGGCGAGCGGTGCAGATAATCCTGCGGCAGTTCGAGCCGCAGCACCGGCACATCGACGGTCATCCGCGCCTCGATCAGGGGCGCGGGCAACCAGGCCCCCGACGATTGCGACGGGATGCAGAACAACTCCTCGTCCGCGCCGTCGGCGTAGAAGTCGATGATGTCCTGCCGCCATGCCGCCTCGGCCAAGGGCGACCACTCCTTGCGGGTGACCAGACAGATCCGCTGATACAGCCCCTCGCGCAGCGCCTGGTCGAAGTCGATCCGGATGTGGGCGTATTTCGACCGACCGGCCAGGATTTCCTGCACGTGGCTGTTGAAGGCATTCTCGGCCCCGTCATGGGTCGAACAGACCACCACCTGCCCGCCCCACATCAGGAAGGCGAGCGCCGCCTTCAAGAGCTGCTCCAGCTCGTCCACGAAGGCCGCCTCGTCGATGATCACCACGCCCTGCTTGCCGCGCAGGCCCCGCGGGGCGGACGACAGCGCCATGATCTCGAACCCGGAGGCGAACTTGATCCGGAAGGCGTTGATCGCCTTGTCCTCGTCGCTTTGGTCGAACAGCGTTTCCTCGGCGGCATCCGCCGCGATGTTGAAGGCGCGGGCCCACATCGCGCAGGCGTCGATGAACTCGCGCGTCATCTCGCGACTGTAGGAGATGTACATCACGTCCATCCCGCCCGCTGCCTTCTGCCGCCCGGCGCGTAGGACGGCATAGGCGGCAAGCCCCCAGGTCAGACCGATGCGGCGGGACTTCTCGACGAACAGCACGGGGCAGACGCTGTCGAGCAGCGATACCGCGCGGGCCTGATAGGGCAGCAGGACCTTTGGCAGACCGACTTCGGCAATGACCGCAGGCATGGCGCTGATCGCCTCGGCCCGCTGGCGCTCCCACTCGGCGGCGGAGATCGGGGCGGTCATTCGTGATCCCGTCCGACTTGACCCCAGATGCGGGCCCGACGCGGCTTTTCGTCCAGACGATCTGCCAACTGCCCAAGAATTGCGACGGTCACCTTTGCCACAAGGACCCAGACCGTTTGGCGGCGGCGGTGACCTTCGACAACGAACGCACCAGCAGACGGAGCTATGCCCAAGTCAGGTTCTGCCGTTTCGCTCCAGCGCGCGCGATACGTGCTGACGTCCGCGAGGTCCGCCGTATTCTGGACGACGGCTTCGGCGATCACGACGCCATTCAGCTTGACCTCAATTGTCAGCATCGGTCACCCCATCCCCAGCGCGGTCTTGTACATCTCCATGATCGCCTCTTCCTCGGCGATCTCGTCGGGCTTGCGCTTGCGCAGGGCGATCACCTTGCGCATGACGGCGGTGTCGTAGCCCCGGCCCTTGGCCTCGGCCATCAGCTCTTTCTGCTGCTCGGTCACATCGGCCTTCTCGGCCTCCAGCTGCTCGTACCGTTCGATGAACTGGCGCAACTCGTCGGCGGTCACTTCGTAGGCGTCGGTCGGATCGCTCATTTCTCCACCCCCAGCACTTTCGCCTTCAGCTCTTCCACGATGTCGGCTGTCAGACCCTTGGTCTTCGCCACGGAGTCGATGGTCTCGACCATCCGCTTGTCGAAGTTCTTTTGCAGTTTGATCGTCCGGTCGGTGGACAGGTTCTGCGCCTGCGCTGCCGCCTTGAAGCCGCTGGCCAGCTGCATCACTTCCAGTGGGGCCATGCCGTCGGTCGCCTCCCCCACCATGTGCAGCACGAGGGCCTTGATCGCCTCGGCGGTGATCACCGTCAGATCGTCGGATGCCTTGGCGTCCCACTTCTCGGACAGCACCTTGACGATGTCGTTGGTCTGGGCGAGGTGGCGGGCCAGCGCCGCCTTGCGCATCGAGAACCGGTTGAAGCTCGAGAACGCCGGAATGCCGAACTCCAGCTCGCCACGATGCTCGGCCATCAGACGTTCGCAGGCGGTCACGAAGTCGGCGTAGATCTCGGTCTGCGTGCGCTCGCGGGCGGAAAGCTCGCGGGCGGCATCGCGGACGATCCCTGCGGCCTCGTCGGGCAGAAGGTCAAAGCTGGACAGACGCCCGCGCCCGGTGGCCATGCGTCATTCCCCCGGGCGGCTGGGGCGTGCGATGCCCTCGATCACGATGGCGCGGCGCAGATGGCGCGCGCCCTTTTCGGTCAGGGTGGCCACCATGACGGATCCGGGACGGATCACGGTGACCGCCCCGATCTCGGCCAGCCAGTCAAGCTCGCCGTGGATCCACGCGCGGTCGCGGTCGATCCCGAACTTCGACAGCTCGGCCGCCAGAAACCCCGAATGCAGCCGCTCGTCGGTCTGTCCCGCCAGCGCCTTGAGGATGATCAGCCGGGCATCCTGCCGGATCAGTTCGCCATAATCGCTCATCCCTTGCCGCTCCCTTGCAGGAGGTGGTTGTCATGGCGGCTGACGATGGCTTCCAGCCGTTCCATGATGTTGGTGTTGCCGTTCATCTCGGCGCGCATGGCCTTCATTTCCCCCTTGATACCCTCCAGCGCCATGCTCATCGCATGCAGGTCATCCTTGGTCGCGATGACGCCGCTGCGCTGCTCCAGAACGTTGACCCGTTGCTCCAGCCCGTCGAGGCGAGAGGCGTTTTTCCGCGATGGGCCGGAAAAGATCGCCCACAAGGCCGTGCCAAAACCCAAGAGCGAGGACAGACCGGCTGCCCAGACGATCAGGTCCTGCACAGGGGTATCGGCAGGTGTCGTCATTTCGCCACCCACTTCGATGCGACGTCCTTCAGGGTGTGCCCGCCCATGTAGAGCGACATGTAGATGCCGCTGACGCCCAGCAGCACCTCGAACGGGGTGGGCGGCAGGGCAATCAGCCAGATCGCATTGGCGACATGCAGAACAACCACGTTCCACAGCCACAGGAACCCGATCAGATACATCCCCGCCGGGCGCCACGCAGCGGTCCAGCCGCCCTTGGCGGTTTCGGCCATCAGCAGGGCAAACTGCCCCTGAAGACCCGCCGCATAGATCGCCATGACTTCGGGGGTCATGTCGTTGACCACGCGCATGGCGTCGATGACGCGACCGGGATCGTTTTCGGCAACGGCGTCCAGCGCATCTGCCGACACCCCGGCCTGTTCGGCGATCCGGCCCAGAACCTCGGTGGCCAATTGACCGCCCTCATCGCCCAGCTTGCGGGTCAGCAGTTTCTCGATGATGGGCATCCCTGCATTCAGGGCAATGGCGGCAAGTGCAGACATGACAGGGACCTCTCAGGCAAAGATGAAAACGGCAGCGACCGCCAGAATGGCGACGATCGAGACCAGGGCGTCGATGATCTGCGGGTCCATCAGAAGCTCCGCAGAAAGGCCGCGACCTTCGGCAAGGGCCGCTGGACCGCGGCGGCAACGGCATCGCGGTAGGTGAACGCAAAGTGGGCAAGGTGGATCGCCGCAGCCACACCGGCGACGGGTCCCGCCCAGGGCAGGCTTGATATCTGTTCGGAAAAGTCGGTGCTGACGATTGCCATCGTCCCGGTGGTGGCCGGGATCGTCACTTTGGCCTTGCCGCGCGCATCCAGCATGCGTTGCAAGGTGGACAGGGTGGCGCGCCCGATGATCCCGTCGACTGTCAGGCCGTGGTCGCGCTGGAACGCCAGCACGGCATCACGCAGCACGACATGCGCGGTGTCGTCGGGCTGGAAACTGCGTGCGTCGCGATACCCCAGGGTCTGCAGCCCGCCCGCGACGGCCACCTTCTCGTCGAAGGTCATCAGGACAGCCCAGGTCGCATAGGCAAGCTTTTGCACCTGCTGCCCCAGCACGCCTTTGGGCACCGGCGGCGGTGTGATGTGCGGATACCGCGCCTCCAGCAGCATGTCCGCCTCGCGGGCGCGCCGTTTGACCAGACCCGGCAGGACCTTGCCGTCCCCCTTGTTCCATTGGGCCAGGCTGGCGCGGATCGCCGCCGGGGCAGCCTTGGACCACCACAGCTTGACCCAGGTGGCGCGCGCAATCGCCCCGGTGTTGAAGTGGAAACTGACCCCGGCGTCGAATTCGTGTTGCGCGGCGGTTGGCATCGCCCTGGCAACGCCGGGTTCATAGTTCTGCTTCAGGGCAAGCTGCAGCAGCGCGGATGCCCGCTCGCGGGTGATGACCATCCCGGCAGTCGGCTTCACCACGCCGGACGCGGCGGTCAGCCCGGCCCCGATCGTCCAGACACCCACCGCATCGCGGTAGGCCTTCAGGACCACGCTTTCTTCAAGTTCGATAGCGGCGATTCCGTCATCGCTGGTCTGCATGATGAACCCTTGGGAAAGGGCCGGTTGAACCGGCGTTTACCGGTACATCTTGCGCAGGTCTCAGCTGGGATTTTCATCCGCAACGGTGTGCGGAGCGGTCAGAACAGCGACGCCTGACGGGGATCGGGAAACGCGCGGGTCGGGCCACCTGCCAGCCACCGGGTGACCGACGGCACCGATGTGTGCAGTCTGCGGGCGATTTCCGCTTTGGACAAGCCCTCTGTTATGAACCAGTGCTGCGCGATCCACGGCTTGCCCAGAGGCACCCGGAACTGCAGCCGGGTGTGCTGCGCCAGCGCCGACAGCGCCCGTGCGCCGTCCAGCCCCAGAACCTTGACGATCTCGCTGCCACCCTTGGGGTCACGCGGAATCGACAGGTCCGCGCCGCCAAAGTGCAACAGGAACTTCACGGCCATGTCCGGGCCCAGAGCCTGGACATAAGGGGCGATGTGGGCGGGCGGGCGCGGCGGGGTGGTCATGCAACCGCCCCGAACCTGTCGGTCTGGTTGCCCCAGACATCCCGGCCCGCCCAGGGTTCGCGCGCGAACAGCTCGCAGGCATGTTCATGCGGCAGCAGGGTGTCGATCAGCGTGCGCATCTCGCAAGGTTTGCGGGAATGCTCGCGTCGAACGCTTT